ACCTACACGTAGGTTATGAAAACAATATTGGCGATCTCGCCTACTACCTTCAGGGTGGTAAAACTATTAACGCTGCAGATGGCGTTGATGCAGAGTCTAATTTCTCTGGAAAAGTTGGAGCTTCAGTCTCTGCGACAGAAAAGCTTGGTCTTTATGGCGAAGTATCTTTCTCGCAAGTAGAGGATGCTGACAATACATATGGTACAAAGCTAGGAGCTAAGTATTCTTTCTAATGGCTCAACAATCTACTACTGGTTTCGGAGTAGCACACCCTGTGTCGTACTCACCAAAGAATACAGATAAGAAAGAAGAGAAGAAAGAAGAGAAGTTCGATGAAGATATTTCTCTCGAAGAAGCTCTTTCAACTTTGTGAAGAAAATAAATGAACTATGGGTAGTAGTCTTCGGACTGCTATCCTTTTTTATTTTGGTAGAAGGAGCACACCTCCACTACCACAGGTCAGAGACACCTCAGTGTCGGATCTCTGACTGATTTGGCTCTTAGCCCTGTACGCAGGATACCTATTAGCCGTCTAGACGGTGGGATAGACCACACAAATGATCAAACAATTTACGTACGTAAGAAAGATAACAATACAATTTTTTATTAATCATGGCACAACAAGCCTCAACAGCTAATGCCAATGGTCCTATTTATGGAGGTGCTAATAATGGTGCTCTCACTAATGCTGGAACCGTTGACGAAAGGCGAGCCCTTTACCTTAAGCTCTTCTCAGGAGAGATGTTCAAAGGGTTTCAACACAATACAATAGCTAGGGATCTAGTCACTAGACGTACCTTGAAGAACGGCAAATCATTGCAGTTCATCTACACAGGACGCACAAAAAGTGAATTTCATATTCCTGGTCAGAGCATACTTGGTAACGACGAGAAGACTCCTCCAGTAGCAGAGAAGACCATCACAGTTGATGATCTATTAATCAGTTCAGCATTCGTTTACGAACTTGATGAGACTCTTGCTCACTACGATTTACGTGGAGAAATCTCAAGAAAAATCGGTTATGCTTTAGCTGAAAACTATGACCGCAGAATTTTCAGAGCTATCTCTAAAGCTGCACGTCAACCTTCTCCAGTCACTATGTCTGGATTCGTTGAGCCAGGTGGTTCAGTAGTTAAAGTTGGTGCTGCTGCAAGTACAACTGCTGCAGACGCTTATAACGCTGGTCACTTAGTAAACGCATTCTACGATGCTGCTGCAATCCTTGATGAAAAGGGTGTTAGTGGTGAAGGTAGAGTAGCTGTTCTTAACCCAAGACAGTACTATGCACTGATTCAAGATGTAACTTCTAATGGTTTAATCAACCGTGACGTACAAGGTACAGCTTTACAGTCTGGTAATGGCATCATAGAAATCGCTGGTATCAAGATCTACAAGTCAATGAACATTCCGTTCTTTGGTAAGTTTGGTACTAAGACAGATATGAATCCACGTGCTTCAAATGATAACGAAGGTTCTTTCGTTGGTGAAGCAATGGGTGATCAGGATCAAGCTGCTAATAGTGGTACACCTGCTGGCGGACAGAAGACTACAAACAACTATGGTACAGCTGCTAAGTTTGCAAACTCATGTGGACTTATCTTCCAGAAGGAAGCTGCTGGTGTTGTAGAAGCTATCGGACCTCAAGTACAAGTTACCTCTGGTGACGTTTCAGTGGTTTACCAAGGAGACGTAATTCTAGGTAGGTTGGCAATGGGAGCTGACTTCCTAAACCCTGCTTGTGCAGTTGAACTCGTAGCTGGTATTGACGTTTCTTCTAACTTCAATAACACTGCTGTTTCAAACGCAAGTTTTACTTAATTTATATATGGGAGTCTTTATGGCTCCCTTTTTTTTTACTAGAAAAAATTTCATGGCTACCAAAACAAATGAACTCGATACCGAATTATCCGCAGTCAATTCTATACTGGGAGCCATCGGTCAATCTCCAATCACTCAGCTAAAAGATACAACAACTGGTTCTTTAATCAGTACTAACCCAGAGATATCATTTATATATAATATTCTTACAGAGTGCAATCTAGATATACAAAGTGAAGGTTGGCATTTTAATAGTGAAGAGCATGTTGCTTTTACACCTGATCCAACAACAAAACATATTGCTGTAGCAAGTAATGTACTAAGACTAGACGTTACTAATGGTTGGCAGAACAGGACTATAGATACAATAAGGAAAGATGGAAAGCTTTGGGATAAGGTTAATCACACCTTTGAATTTACAGGTGATCTTTCTTGTGATGTAGTTTACCTATATGAGTTTGAAAACATACCTCCAGTCTTTAGAAGATATGTTATCTATAAAGCTTCAGCTAGAGCTGCTACACAGTTAATAGCTAATCCAGATTTAGTTAAATTACTTACTCAACAAGAGGCTTATGCAAGAGCAGCTTGTATTGAATATGAAACACAACAAGGCAACCACTCCATGCTTGGATTTACAGATAATCAAGTTTATCAAACCTATCAACCTTGGAGAGCACTTGCGAGATGACAGGCATAACACAAACAATTCCTAATTATTATGGTGGTATTTCTGAACAACCAGATTTCAAAAAGAACTTAGGTCAAGTAACTAATGTAGTTAATGCTATACCTGATATTACCTATGGTTTATATAAGAGGCCAGGAAGTAAAAGAATTAGTTCTTTATCTTCATTAACTAGTGGAGGTTCTTTCTTTCATTACTACAGAGATGAGGATGAAGGTTCCTATATTGGACAAGTTAAGGCAGATGGAGATGTAAAAGTTTGGAGATGTTCAGATGGTCAGTTAATGACTACTACATGGGGATCAACAAATAGTGCTAATCAAACAAACTTAAAAGCATACCTAGCAACCAACACTCCAACAGACTTAAGCTTCCTTACAATTAACGATACGACCTTTGCTACAAACTCAACAAAAGTTATAACTAAAGATGGTACTACAGCTAGTAGTTCAGCCACTCATACAGCATTTATTGAGTTACTTAAAACAGAGAATGGAAGGCAGTATGCAGTAAACATTAATGATGTTTCGACAGAACGCTCATATAAAACAGCTACTCGTGTAGAAATAAGCAGCACGACTACTGGTACGAATGACAGACCTGCAGCTGGAGCACCAGATACTGGTCATTGTCCAGGGATAGGTACAGAAGTTTTCGCGGTTAATCATGCAAGTAATGGTGCTACCAATCTTATCTTTAGACTAAGTGTTAGAGGACAACAAGGACAGTCAACTTCTTATGATACTTCATCAGATCATGGTGATGTTTCAAACACAACAGCTGACTATGGTTGTACCTATATGGATGAAGTCATCCTTCTACATGGTGGAAAGGATTGGAATCTTAATGACACAGTTGATGTAACACTATCTGGTTATAACTATCGAATTAAAGTCACTGCAGTTGAGACTACAAGGTATAAAGCAGATGTTGGTGGTTCAGCTAGTGCAGGTTTATGTAGACCTGAGCCAACACCTTTTGATTCAGATACAGCAGTAACAGCTTCAGCTATTTTAGGTGGTCTTTATACACCACTCAACGGTATATCAAACATCAGTGCAGAAGTTATTGGTAATGGTATTTACTTATCAAGTGCTTCCGTAGCTTTTAATGTTCAGATTGTTGAAAATGATTTGATGAAAGTCATTACAAAGACAGCTAATGATATAAGTGATCTACCAACTCAATGTAAAAATGGATATATAGTCAAGGTAAATAATAGTAGTGACTCAACGGAAGATGATTACTACTTAAAGTTTGAAGGTGAGAATGGTAAAGATGGTAAAGGTACGTGGGTAGAGTGTGCAGGTCCAAGTATTAATAATAATTATACTGCTGACAGAATGCCTCTTACTATTCAACGTACAGGTACGACTACATTTACAGTTGATAGGGCTGACTGGGGTTCAAGGGAAGTAGGAGACGATAATACTAATTCCTATCCAAGCTTTATTAACGAAACTATAAGTAAGATACTATTCTGGAGAAATAGGTTAGTCATCCTTAGTGGAGAGAATGCTATATGCTCTAAACCTGGAGACTTTTATAACTTCTGGAATACAACAGCTTTAGCAGTAAGTCCCACAGATAGGATAGATATTGCTTGTAGCTCTAGCTTTCCTTCTAAACTTGTTGATGGTATTCAAATTAATAATGGATTACTTATCTTTAGTACAGATCAACAGTTCTTATTAACTACTGATGACTCAGTGCTATCACCTGAAACTGCAAGGCTATCTAGTGTAGCTACTTATAACTATAACCAAAAGGTATCACCTATATCATTAGGTAAGACTATAGGTTTCCTAGATAGTAGTGGAGCTTATAGTAAGTTCTTTGAAGGTGCTAATATATCGTCTCAAGGTGAACCAGATCTTGTTAATCAAACTAAAGTAGTACCGAGATTATTACCACAAGGTGTAGATTTATTAGCTAACTCTAGAGAAAACGGAATTGTATTATTTGGTAAAGCTGCTGATGCAAATGTCATTGGTTATAAGTACATCAATGTAGGTAATGAAAGGTTACAGTCTTCATGGTTTAAATGGAAACTAATAAACCCATTACGTTACCACTTTATTGTAGGTGATTCTTACTTCTTCTTAGATGATCAAGATTATCTACAGGAGATGAATCTTGTACAAGCAAGTGATGACCCAAGTATTACTCAAAATGATGTTAATTACTTACTACATTTAGATAATTGGGTAGCTCTTAGTGGTGGTAGTTATAGCTCAACCACAAGAAAGACTACGTTTAGCAACGTATCATGGGCTGGATATAGTACATCTAATGGAGACTTAGCACTTACCAGCTCAACAGCTGGGAAGAACTTTGTTAAACCAACTATTGATGGTACTACACTTACAGCTGATGGTGACTGGACTGGAAATATCTACGCTGGTTATCTATATGACTATCAAGTAGACTTTCCTAGATTCTATGTCTCTAAGAAAGAAGGAGAGTTTTCAGTTGGTGATGTCAATTCATCATTAATTTTACATAGAGTTAAGGTATCTTTTGGACGTATAGGCTTATATGAATCTATTTTAAAGAGAGTAGGTAAGACTACTTTTACAGATGAGTATGAATCTACCCCAGCTGATTACATAGAAGCTACAGATGCACCCTTCCTAAGTGAAGATATAAGGACAATACCTGTATATGAAAAGAATATAAACATTGATTTTAGTATTAAATCCACTCACCCTGCTCCAGCAACCATAAGGTCATTATCTTTTGAGGGTGATTATTCACCAAAGTTCTACAAAACTGTATGAAAATCATAGATAATTTATTATCTGAACAAGACTTTAACATTATAAAAAAAAGGATTATCTATAACCCCTCTTTCTATTGGTCTTGGAATCCGCAAAAGGTTTTTAAAGGTGATGGTCAAGAGACTTTAGTATCAACTATATACAAAGGTCATAAGCCACACCTTGATGATCACTTTATAACATTACATACTTTCTTTGCTGCCCATCTAGACGTTATAGGTTGGCATAGAATCAAAGTTAATTGTACTTGGAAAACTACTACCTATAAGGTAGATGGTTACCATAATGATTATGGTGGTTTAAGTGATGAAAGGATAGCTAATATGAAAACAGCTATCTTTTATTGCACTACTACAGATGCCCCTACTGTATTTGATGTCCCACATGAATCAGTAGATTGCATAGAGAATAGGTTAGTTATCTTTGAAGGTTCTAGGAGGCATAGTAGTACCACTCATACTGAAGGAAACGAAAGAAGAATAGTTATTAATTTCAACTACTTTTAATGTCTAAATTTATTCACCCAATAACAGTTAAGGCTGCTAAAAGAGTAGCCTACAATTTGCGTCCAGATGACCGTAGAGAGGTCGAAGAAGGTCATGGGCTAGATCCTATGGAACACCTTGTTTGGGCGGCTAGAAACGACTCCTGTGTGTACTTCACCGTGCCTAACGGCAAGACTGCCGGAATGGCTGGAGTCGATCCTAAAGATGGTTTAATCTGGATGTTATGTACACCAGAAATAGAAAAATATCCACATACTTTTGCTCGTGAATCTAAAAGGTTTATTGAAAGCAGAAGAGAGAAGTTGTTGTGGAATATCGTTGATATACGAAATAGAGTTCACCTCAAACTTCTCAAATTTCTAGGTTTTAAATTCTTACGTCAAGTAAGACATGGACCTAACAATTTATCCTTTATAGAGTTTTGCCGTGTGTACAGGAAGAGCCCAGCACAAAGCTAATGTAAGACAATACAAAAGAGATATGGCTCAAAGAGCTGTCTCTTGGAGAAGTGCTTCCAATATTTGGAGCATGAAGAATGACCAATACGACATCAATACCAGAGAGAATGTCAATGCATTTAGTCGTTACATTGGTTCAACACAAAGAAACTTTGGATTAGAAATCCAACAGTTTATGAAAAGTAATGAGACTTTATTCAGAAGTAATGTCTCTAAAACCCCAGTTAATGAAGGTAATCGTTCCTCTTCATTTGGAAGATCAATGAGGTTATCTCAGTTATATGCTGAGGGTGCAATGAAAGCCAACTTAAGAAGAGCTGATATTCAACAAACAGAAAAGCTAGGTGAAGGTTATAGAAAACTATTAACTGCTCAATCTCAAGAAATGGGTAAGAGAGGTTTTGGTCCAGTTCCTACTGTTCAACCTGCTAAACCTGTTGGTCCTAGTTTCTTAGATCAAGCAGTAGCAGTTGCAAGTACAGCCTTGTCTTTTGTTAGTAGTGTTCAAAGTATTGGAGCTGCAGCTGGAGCACAAGGAGCATTCTTTGGTAACCCTAAAGTTGGAGCTGGTTATAATCCTTCATCTTTTGGAGGTAACAATGCTTATAACACTGCATTTACACCTTCATTCACTGCCAAGCAAGCCTTTGGAACTGATTTAAGTGGAGCGTTTAAATACTAATGACACAAACTCCATTTAAAGCCTTTAACGCTGAAGAGAAATTTGATCCAATTGAAAGCTCAGGTGAAGGTTTAATTAAATCTGCTAAGGAAAACCAAGATGCTTTCTTAGCTTCAATAGTTAAACGTAATGCAGATTTATTTAAGTATGAATTAGAAGAAGCCACCAGAAAAGATCAAAGGTTTAACAAACTAGCTGAGTTGTCTCAGACGGCTGCTAAGATAGCCAAACCAATACTAGAAGCACAAACTAACGAGAAGTATATGGAAGGTGCTGAGGCGTGGTATAACGCTTCTGCAAAGAACCAAGATATCTTACAAGCTGAGTTTGATGCTGAAGAAGATATAGATATAGAGGAAGATACAGTTCATGGAAAGATCGTTGAAAACTCATACAAGAATAATGAGATAGATATCTTCCTTAAAGAGGAGTTATCTAATTTAACTAGACGACAACAGACTGGATTCTTAAGAGCTATGTATCAAGACAGAGCACAACAGTATCCAATGTTTCTTAAACAGAACTCCATTATTCCAGTTCAAATACAACTACCAGATGGAACCTTTACTCAGAAAACTTTAGAACAAGCTGATAACCCTAATGAATATAGACAGATAGAGCAACGATTATACAGGGCTTATATCAGACCTTTTGCTACTCATGAGCAAGCTGGTGTTAATAAGTATCTCTATGAAAAGATGAGAGAACATAACAAGGCTAATTACGACGAATGGTATCAAAAGAAAACAGCAGCAATGAAAGCAGATGCCGAAGAAAAAGCTGTAAATACTGTTTTAGATTCTGTTCAAAATGGTACTCATGGTGAAGAGATCGTCTCTTTTTTTAATAAGTATCAGGCTACACATGGTGGAGCACAGCCAACTAGAGACTTTATTCTTGGGAAGTTAGAAGATGAGATGAGAAATGAAACTTTTGGTCAAATACAATTAGACCAATTAGGTGATCATCCTGTTGAAGCTAGAGATGGTAGTGGAACAAAACCATTCCGTGAAGTATTTAAAAGAGACTTTCTTAAACTTGAACGTAAGTATGAAGAGATCAAAGCAGAGAACGCTTCTAATAGCCTTCGAGAAACAGAAACTATTAAGCAAGATGAACAAGTTAAATGGGAACAATTTGTTTTAGAAATGGCTAAGAAGGGTGAGACGATTCATGATGCTCACGAGAAAATAGCTCAAGAGGCTTGGACTCAAAAAACAGGTGATAATGGTGAAGCTCCGTATTTAACAAAATTCAAAACAGTTGAGGAACGTCAAGTAGATGATGATGTTGACTTTTTAAAACAACTTAGATCAAAAAAAAAGTATATTGAAAGATCTGATTTAGAAGGCATGTCTTACAAGGTGTATGACAAAGTAAGTTATATGCTAAAAGAGGATGAAGACGTAGCTAAAGCTGCTAACACTAATTCAAAAACTGCAAAGAAAATGATTGGTAGTTATGCAGGTAGCAATATGAAAATAACTGAAGGAGAAAGGGAAACAAATCATAAATACCAAGAAGCTGTTTCTAATGCTATGGAAGATTACTACGAGCAATTAGCAATACATGTAAGGGCAGGTGAACCAAATGCTCATAAATTAGCATTAGATCATGTTAGAGATAATTTTTATCTTGATGATCCTCAGAACGCAGAAAATAGTCCATATCGTAAATATGTAAAACCGACTTCAAATGGAGTAATAGTAACTAATGTACTTGAAGGTCGTAAATCATTAGAAGAACATATCTCAAAACAAGATAAAATTAATTACTTGTCTACAAATATTTTACCTAATAGTGAATCTTACATAAAAGAAGGGATAGCTTTTAGTAAAGGTGTTGGTGATATACCTCACTACTATAGAGCTATAGCCTCAAGTATACCTAACCTTACAGCTTGGGATATACTCGATGCACAGTTAAAAGCTAGTGGCATCAAGGAGGGTTTAGGAGAGAAGCACCCAATTGACTCAACTTTAGAAATTAAAGGTTTAGAGGAATTAAAAAAGAAACTTTTATATAAACCAAATACTGTTTCAACCACTCAAGCTAAATATGATACTGAGGATGCTATTAATCAAACAGATAAAGAAGATGAGGAAGACACTTCATCTTATGTCTCTGTTTGGAACTCAAACTCAGAATTAATGTTTGCAGGTATAAAACTACAAACGGCATAAACAATGGACGAAGAACTCAATCCTACGGGAGAGAATGAGAAATTAAGGCAAGACATTGAATTTACTGAAAAGTATTTACAAAGAATGAAGGAGTCCCAAGGGGCTTCACAACAAAAAGAGGAAACACAACAACCTCAAACTACAGATCATCTAATGGTAGATGGTCAAGATTTAAGAAATCATCCACAGTTTGAAGAGCTAAGGCTTGATATACCGTGGAGTAAAGAAGAAGAAAACGGTAAGTATCCACTTGAGATCTACGATAGAGCACTAAATGAGGACTCTGAGCCTGACGGAAAGATTGATCCAATCGACAATCCCTACGCTATCTGGATTAGACGTAAACATGCTTTAACTGAAGAAGGTCATGCTGGTATAGAAACAGCTAATGCTATCAAGAAAGGTGGTTTAAGACTTGTCTCTTCTGTATTAACAGCACCTGAACGTTATCTAGATATGGCAACAGGTGAGATGCAGAATATAGGTGGTCAACTAATAGATAAACGTACTAACAAACCTTACACACCTGATTGGGACCCACTAGGAGATATTAAAGATCCTTGGCTTAACTCATGGTGGGGAAACATAACTCATGGTGCTGTTAAATATGGAGTTGGTGGTGCTTTAGCTGCAAAGATTCCAGGCATAGCAGGATTACCTGTTGGGTCAAAGTTATTAGCATCTGAAGGTTTAGTTGCTGCTATATCTGAATATTCTCAAGGTGATAACCTAACTGGTCAAATTGCTGAAAGAGTACCTTGGACAAGAGCAGTATTCTTAGGGTTAGCCAGTGGTGATTATGATCATCCTCTTGTATTGACATTTAAAAATGTCTTAGAGGAGATGGGTTTAGGTAAGTTATTTGGAGTTATAGCAAGTAAGTTTGGTGCAAGTGATTACGCTAAAACTAAAGCTGATAACGTAGATGCTCAAATAAAAGAGAAAGGTAAGCTTGAGTTAAAAGAAGAGTTAGAGTTTGATAAGACTCAACGTAAGCTTTTACCAGGAGGAACTGTAAAAGGTTTACTACCTGAATCACCTTTAACAGAATTTAACCCACATAGATCTGGCTTTAGAGGACATAAGAATAAGCCATTCTCTCAACCAGGACAGGGATCACCTGCTTCTACTGGAGAACCTTTTGATATACATAAACAACTTAATCGTACAGAAGATTGGGGTAATGAATTTGGTGGAACTGATTCACCTATGACTCCAGTAGCGGCTCAAAGAGGTGCTCAGACAAGTGGTTTTGGTACTAAATTCTTAAGAGAACAAGCTAAGAAATTACTTAGTGATAGTCAGTATAAGGGGTTGATCAGAGAAGCTAGAGAAAACAAACAATCTTTTGAGCAATTATTTAGACCAGCTTTCAGACGTTATCAAGAAGTAATGGGTAGACATGCTACAGCTACCAGTACTGAAGATTTTTGGAAACCAATTAGTGAAAAGAAACCTTTCCAAACAGGAGATGGTGTCGTTTCTAAAAACTATAAAGCTTGGGCTATGGAAAATGTAGTCGTAGCTGATTTAGTTAATGGTGCTTTGTTTAGACAATTACGTGATTTAAATATAGCTGCCAGAGAATTAAGGGATTCAACAGATGTATTTGCTGTTGATGGTTTAATGGATTCTGTTAGAGACAGACTTACATTTGGTTTAGCCAATGTAAAACGCTCTAGATATTTAATCTCTACAGAATTTAGTAAGTTAAAAGGTCCAACTGGTGTATTAACTCCTAAAGCACAGAAAGCAATTAGAGAACGTACTGTACAGCTCCACACTGAATCAAAAGAAGCTGTAGACATGATGATGAAGATGCTCAAAGAGGGTCAAACCGATGAACTAGCTGAAGCAGTAATGGATGTATTCTCTATGCAGAATAAAGTCCAAAACTGGATGGACTTTGATAAGTGGATGGTACAAAAGCTAAGAGGTGGAGAGTTTAAAGGGAAGGTTAAGACTGGTCAAATGATTAGAGAGATACAAGGTGTCTTTGTTAACTCAATTCTTAGTGGTCCTAAAACACCATTGAGAGCAATGATTGGTACTACAGCTAACTCATATCTCAGTTCCTTACATAACCTAATTGGTGCAACAATGAGAATACCCTTCACAGGGGACTTTAGACTTGCACAAGCAGCTGCTAGAAACACTTATGGAATGTTTGAAATACTTCCTGATTCATGGAAAGTATTTAAAGCAAGCTTAAATTCTAACTTTGGTAAGAATGTAGATAACTTAGAAACTAGGTTCTCAAGTAGACAACGACTAAATGACCAGAGATTTGAAGCCTATGGTCAATGGGCTGAGACTAGAGGTGAATGGAATGACAAGATGGCTTTCCGTATAGCTAATAGTGCTAGATGGTTGAATGATAGAAGATGGGCTACTTGGTCTCCAAGAGTACTTGCCTCTACTGATGAAACATTTAAGTACATCATGGCTAAAGCTAGGTCAAAAGAACTAGCATTTACCTCTGTTTATGATGATGTAGCTAATGGAAGGTTTACTGAGATAACTCCTGAGTTATTAAGAAGAGCTGAGGATGTTCATTACAATAGATACTTAGATGAAGCGGGAGATTTAGATATTACTAAAGATCTATATTTAGATAAGAAATTTAAAGAAGCAACCTTAACTGAAGATCTATCAGGTTTCTCAAAGAGACTTGAAGGAGTATTTCAAAATACACCTTGGGCTAGACCTTTCTTCTTATTTGCAAGAACAGGTGTTAATGGTTTGAAGATGAACATGAAAAACACACCTTTACTTGGTGCGTTAATGAAAGAATCAAGAGATATTTTGATGCACTCAGGTGATGATTTTGGTGAGTTAGCTATGAAATATGGTATTGAGAATGCTGATGATCTAGCTAGACAACGAAACCTAATCATAGGTAGACAAGCTATGGGTAATACTATAGTCATGATGGCAGCGGCTAAGTATCTGGAAGGTGGTCTGACAGGTTCAGGTCCAGCTAACAGGTCACAACGTCAACTATGGGTAGATACAGGTTGGGAAAGAAATACAATTGAACTTGGAGGAGTAAGAGTAGGTTATGAAACATTTGAACCTTATAACACTATCCTTCAAAGCGTTGCAAACATTGGAGATAACATGCAACTAATGGGTCCAGAATGGGCTGAAGATAATCTATCTAGACTAGCATTTTCAATAACAGCATCACTACCTGATGTAGTTAGTAAGTCTTATATGCAAGGTTTATCTCAGTTTGTAGACTTATTTACTGCTGATCCAGGTGCAAGTGTAGGGAAAATTGCTGGTAACTTAGCTAATAATACTGTTCCTTTATCAAGTCTTAGAAATGAAGTAGGTAAAATTCTTAATCCAAGGATGAGAGAATTAAATAAAGGTATCTTTGATTCAATTAGAAATCGTAACTTATCATCTGAACTTTTAACTTTAGATGGAGGTCTACCTATTAAATCTGATTTATTAAATGGTGATCCATTAAGGGATTGGAATTTCTTTGAACGTATGTGGAATGCTACAAGTCCAGTGACTTTAAGTTTAAAGCCAAGTAAAGGTAGAACACTACTACATAATAGTCAATATGATTTAAGACTTTCAGTTTTATCTACTCCAAATGATGGTCCATCTTTGGCTAAAGAAAATGTAGTTAGATCTTTATTCATAAAAGCTATTGGTGATACTAGGGATAGTAAAGGTAGAAGTTTAGAACAACAACTTGATGCACTTGCTGAAATGCCAAGTATTCAAAGGTCTGTTGACATCATGTATCAAAACATGAGAAAAGGAGATTGGAATGTAGACCCTATGAAAGGTTATCTACATAACGACAGAATAAAAGCTCTCTTTAATAAAGCACGGGATAAGGCGTGGGCAAAAGTTTTACGTTCAAATCACCCTGATGTTATCAGAATTATGCAAGAGCATAAGCAACAAAAGATAGATACTAACAAGCTTAGAAATAAAACATCTACCTATAGTGCAAATGTAGAAAAGGTAAGACAACTAAATAACCCATAAACCCACCATGACAAATAACAACATGAACAAATGGCCGCAACCTATAAGGATAACGGCGGGAGTGTAAATGGCTCTAATAAAGTATTTACTTATGACTTCCCCGTTCTACAAACTGAAGATATAAAGGTTGCTCTTAATGGAGTAACGCAAGCAACAACTAAATATACGCCATCACTTTCTCCAGCTAACATAACTTTCAATAATACTAGTGTTGATAGTTCAGTTCAGGAATCAGACGGATCTCCTAAAAGTGGAGTTACTGTTAAGGTTTATAGAGAAACAACGGTTGGTAAAGCATCAGGTGATGAAGACCCTAAAGCTGTATTTGCAGCTGGATCTTCTATTCGTGCAGGTGATTTAAATGCTAACGTCGAACAAGCTTTATTTGGTATTCACGAATTACAAGACCAAGAAATTCGTAGTGAACAAATAACTAATGAAACGATAGTTAATACTGATATTAGTCCTACTGCAGAAATAGATGTAAGCAAATTAGCAGATGGATCAGCTAGACAAATATTACAAACAGACTCTGCAGGTACTGGTGTTGAATGGACAAGTAATGTAGACATCCCAGGGACACTTGATGTAACTGGAGCTGCAGATATTGATAGCACATTAAACGTAGATGGCAATACAACTGTTGGTGGAAACCTTGAGGTTTCAGGTACATTTGATGTAACTGGTACTTCTAACTACACAGGACAGCAGACAGTTCCTGGTGGAGCACTAGTTAAGAATATAAGAGTTGGTCTTGATGGAGCTTCAGAAGTCAGTACAAGTAGCGGTAATTTAACTTTAGACTCAGCTACTGGTACTGTAGCGGTTGACGATGCATTAACAGTTGCTGGATCATTAACAGTTACTGGTACTACAAACTTAGCTAACGATTCTATCGGTACTGCAGAAATAGATAGCTCTATTGTAGATGGTAATATTGCAGCTGGAGCATCTATAGCTCATACCAAACTAGCTGGAGCAGCTGGTGGTAAAGTACTACTAGGTAACTCTAGTAACGTTGTTACTGCTACAACAGTTAGCGGTGATGTTACTATTAATAGTTCAGGTGTTACATCAATTGCGTCTGGATCAATAGTTGAAGGTGATATAGCAAATAATGCTGTCACAACAGCGAAGATAACTGACTCTAATGTAACAACTGCCAAGATAGCAGCTGACGCAATTACTTCAGCTAAGATAGCTGACGACGCAGTTAGTACTGAGCATTATGCGGCTGGTTCAGTAAATAATGCAGCAATAGGAACCAATGCAGTTAATTCCGATCAAATAGCAGCAGATGCTGTTACTACAGCTAAGATAGCTGCAGATGCTATAGACGGTACTAAACTTGCAGATAATGCTGTTAGTGCTGAACATATAGCAGCTAACTCAGTAGGTGATTCTGAAATCATATCTGGAGCTTTAGATAATAGGTATTATACAGAAACTGAACTTAATGCTGGTCAACTAGATAATAGGTATTATACAGAAACAGAATCTGACGCTAGGTACTTCAACGTAAGTACAGGTGACACTATTAAAGATGGTGATGCCTTTCCAGATAACGATACAACAATAGCTACAACTGCTGCTATCAATGACAGGATTATTGACCTAGTAGACGACGTTGGTGGATTCGTACCTATAGCAAATGAAACATCTTTTCCTAACGCTAACCCTGACGTTAATAACGGCACTGGAACTCTTGTATCTATTAAAGCTCTCGCTAGTAACCTCACCTCAAATGGAAGTGGAGTGGCAACGATTGCTAACGGTACTGTCGGTAACTCAACCGTCACCATTACTGGTTTAGCTAATAGCACAACATATGCTGCTAACTTTGGAATGATCGTAGAAACAACTACGACATTAAATACTTATACATTCCATAGGCAAGTACCTATAGCTACAGAAGTATCAACAGTAGCGGCAAGTATTTCTAATGTTAATACCGTAGCTGGAGCTGTTGTCAATGTTAATGCTGTAGCTGGTAACGCAACAAATATCAACGCTGTTGCAGGTAACAATTCCAACATCACATCCGTAGCTGGAAATGCTTCTAATATTAACTCTGCTGTTAGCAATGCTTCTAATATCAACTCGGCGGTAAGCAATGCCTCAAACATTAATACAACTGCTGGATCAATAAGCAACGTTAATACAGTTGCAGGGTCTATTTCAAACGTCAATGAAGTTGCCACTAACATGGGTAGCGTCAATGACTTTGCAGCTAGATATAGAACAGGAGCTAATAACCCAACATCAAGCTTAGATGTAGGAGACTTATTCTTTAATACGTCTGCTAATGAACTAAAAGTTTATAACGGAAGTGCTTGGCAAGGTGGTGTAACAGCTAGTGGTAACTTTGCATCAACTACTGGTAATACGTGGACTGGAGATAACTTATATAACGATGGAGTTAAAGCTAAGTTCGGGACTGGATCGGATTTAAGTATTCAACACGACGGTAGTAACTCATTTATTTCTGAAACTGGTACAGGAAATCTACTTCTATCAACTGATTCTGGATACATACAGCTCCAAAAAAACACTGGCGAAGAAATGCTTAAAGCTAGTGTTGATGGGAATGTAGAACTCTATTACGACGACGCTAAGAAGCTTGAGACAAGTTCAACGGGTGGTATCCTCCGTGGCACTATGTGGACTGCGGTTGATAATACTAAAATTGCTTTCGGAACTGGAGATGACCTACAAATCTACCATGATGGAACGGATAATCTAATTCGTAATATAACAGGTAATTTATATATACAAGTTACTGGAACTAATGAAAAAGCAATAGTAGCAAAAGCTAATGGAGCCGTAGAACTTTATTATGACAACTTTAAATCTTTTGAAACACACGCTAATGGTATTACAGTTATTGGTCCAGAAGGCGGTGGAGGAATATTAAGGCTATACGGTGATGAAGGTGATGATAATGCAGATAAGTGGGACTTAAACGCAAATACTAACGGCACTTTATTAGTACGAAATTATGCTAGTGGTTCTTGGGAAAATAGTATAATAGCCACTGGTAATGGAAACGTAGAACTCTATTACGACAACGCTAAGCATTTTGAGACAACTTCAACAGGTGTGTCTTGGGGTACGACTAGGCTACGTTGTGCTGACAATGGAATGATTGAACTTGGTACAAGCCAAGATTTACAAATCTATGCAGACGGATCTAATTCATACATTGCTCATAACGGAGACGGTAATTTAAGAATATTCTCTGGCGGTGCTGAAAGTATTAGATGTACTGAA